CACCTCCTGTTACGATTTATTATCTTTTGACTCTACTCGAGGAGTAGCCTTTCCGTAGAGGGGCTGCGAATTAAAGAGGTTACGACCAAGTGGGAGCTGTACCACTCTGAAGAGATCCAGGGCAATCGAACGTAAACTCGCCGGTTGCAGCTCTGGTTAGAGGGTAATCGGTGATCCAGCACTCGTTCGTGAGAGTCTGACCACTAATTACCATGGTCACGGTACGAACGACGGATGCACTGCCGACCGTTTTGAACACGTCGTGAGAGGCGTTGCTCCCATCGTTGAAAATCCCCATGAGATTGATCGAGAAGTCGGCCAGCAATAGGATCCTCTCCACTGCCGACTTGTCCAGTCCCGTCGCGTCCTGGACTCCACGAGGCATGGTCCAACGAACTGAGGTTAGATCGTTGACCAAGGCCCTCAGAGTGCTTCCGCTGTCATCCACCGATGCGGTGGTCCATCCTAAGCCCGATTCCTTTGCCATGGCTATCCACGCTCCTTACTAAGTAAATTGAACTCTTCGTTCATATCCCATAACCAGTGATCGATCTCCTTGGTCCTGATATCCTGGCCCACTCTATGGATCATCACCGGTGATTTCTCTAACTTCCTGAAATGAGGACGGAAGCACTCCTGGCCGGGATCGAAATGAAACATAGTAGTCCCATCCCCGACTCGTTGCTCCCTGAAACGGCGCTCCGACATATGCTTTATATAGTCGGCCTGCACTGACAGCGTCGGCACAACGGTGGTCCACCCTTCCACATGGTGCTTGCACCGGGTCTCTCGGCAGCTTGCCGGCACCATGTGGGTGTCCTTGGGGGTATTGACCGTAAATGTCTGGCTGGCTACCCTGGGGAGAAGTAGGCTAGTACCCCTCGACGTCAACGGACTCTCCTCTACGAATCATCATGGCGAATACTGCGTTGCTGAACGAACCAGTCGTGGTGGCTCTGACTGCCTTCTCCACGGTACCTGAGACCGTTATCCGTTCTGCTCCCTGGGACTGTATGGTAAAGGTCCCGAGTGTGGCCCAACTGCCATCGATCCCGTTGGTGGTGTCGGAGGAGTCCTGGACCACGAAGGTAGGGGTGCCACTGGCCACCGACATCACTTGGAGGTACAAAGCACAACCAGCTGTGGTCTGAGACTCCACCTTGCCGGTGGACGAGCCGGAACTCGAGTGTGTTATCTTGCCGGCTGTAACCGACTCCCCCCACTCCAGGACCTTGCCAGATCCAAGACACTGAACCAATCCCAGGAGATCTCCCGACTCGTTCCGGTCCCAGTCAAAATTCATCTGCTTCGCTAACAGACCCGCAGCAACTTCTCCAAGGGTCGAGCTGATAAATAGGACGGCTACCACGTCTGCTGTGGGTGGAGCTTTCAAGGCCGCGAACTGCTGATTGGCTGCGTCGTTAAAGAAGTTCCGGAAGGAAATTTCTCCGCTTCGCTTACCGGGGATTCTCTCTACCGCCGACTTGTTGATTCCCGTAGCAAGTAACAACTCGACCGGACTCGAGATCCGGTCAAAGGAACCCACATCCCCGGACAGGTCATAGCCGGCAATGAAGAACGATTGACCCAGACCCGATTTCTTAGCCATCGATTGTCTCCCTCCTGAGAAAACCCCTGGATACCAGATCGTCCATACTGTCTTGGGACATCCGGACCGGCTTCACGAATTCCTCTCCCTCGAACCACTCCCAGTTGTTGCCGTTTTGACCGAATAGAATGATCCGGGTGCCGATAGGTACACTACGAGGGTTTTGGACTATGTACTTTTTCTTTGTGGTCATAGGGTGCCTCCCATCCGTATGAGTAGGTACGAAACTCGCTGCCTAGCGGAGGAATTAGGGCTGTTGTTTTGCCTCCTTGATAAAGGCGTAAAGGGCTTTTACCAGTTGTCCAGATTCTTTGAAACCGATCTTTTCATCTCGTAATGCCTTTGTGATTTCGGAGAGAAATCTACGCAATGGCTTTCGGTACTCTACTAGGAGCAGCAAAGTATCGAAGTCTGTGAAGCATAGCGCCCAGAGTGTCTTCACCCTTCTCAGCACAGATAATGCCCCCCCCGGAAAATATGGCATGTTATAGCTATGGTCGGTCTTCAGTTGTACCAGTTAACGGCTATCGTTGCCTACTACGGTGTATGCGTCTCGTCTGAATCCACTATCATTGGAACGGTCATGTCCCAGCCCTTGAAAATAGTCTGAGCTATCGTTACCTGGCCATACTGGAGGTTAAGCCGCTCTCCGAACTGGCCCCCTATGTCAATGTTCCGGATCTTACCGGCCAAGCTGAAGTCGTTGCCCAGGTTCTTCAGCAGGTGAGCTCCTGCCGCCGCTAGCAGCTTCTCCATGTCGGCTCTCGGTTCATACTTGAAATCCATGTATGCCCGGACAATCACGGTATGCACTTCGGTGTGAGAGTTTAACTGAGTATCGGCTATATACATCCGATCCACGAAAATCGCCGCCGACATGATCTTCGAGTCGGGAGGGTCGATGTACTCCCCGATCTGCGTCGCCTTGAACTGGCCCAGGTCAGCACAGTGGCTATGTATCACGTCGAGGGCATCCCCTATTTCAAAAGCCATTTACCCACCGTTCAACTGGTCAATGTATTGCTGGACCACACGGTTAGATATAGGTCGGATCTGAGAGCGGATCCAAATGGCTGTGCGCCGAAAGGATGCGTACCCCCGGAACCGACCGCCGCCGAACTCCAGCCAAGGACCATAAACTACTCCACTGTCAGTAATGAGGAACCAACTGCCCATGTCTAGGGCATGCACGTTCCGTCGATAGTGCCCGGTGCTGGCCCGGCCCTTCTTGGCCTCAGAGACGGACAGGTAGACCCCTGACGGCCTCGGGCGGAGCACCTTATGCAAATGGCTCTCCCCGGCCTCTGCCGCCTCTCTGCGTATCCTGTGGGCCATACTCTGGACAATCTGAGGACCGTCACGGAAGAACCGGCCCGAGACTTTGATTGATACGGGACCCGGCATTACACAACCGCCCCATAGAACATCCGCTTGTATTTCTCCGCGTCAAGCCACAGCCCTTTGATGATATCGCCCTTCCATTCGAGGGGACTCTCGCCGGCGCCGATGGTCCTACCGTACCCGGCTCTCTCGTTGTGGACGCCGGCTATTGCCTCGGCCAAACAGAGCTGAACGATGTCTCCGGGGATCTCGTACTTGGAAATGGCCGTCGTGTCTGCATGGGTAGCGGCCGTGGTGCCGTTGACACCCCGCACGATGGTTAGGGTTCGGTAAACATGGACGGCAGTGTCGTCGGTATGGGCAGCGAGAGCGGAGCCGTCGTACGCACGCACGACGGTAAGGGCATTGGTGGATATGTCCTCTATGAACATCCTTTCCGAATCCACCAAGATAACTTCGCCGGCCACCAGGCCATGGCTCCCATCGACGTTCACCGTCTTGTCGGCCATGTCTTTAGTAACGCTGCTGCCGGACTCGTTCAATAGGATGCTGCCCAAGGCCGCGCTGGTTTTCTTGGTGACAAGAACCTGTTCGCTCTCGATCAACAGGGTGTCTCCCACGCCAATCAGGGAGCTGTCGGAGCAAGTGAAGGATGTAGCAGTCGAAGAGGATGCCAGGCCACTACCGTCCACGGTCCCACCGGTCTCGGTATCCTCTTTCCATCCCCACCTACCGGCGACACTGATGGACCTCTGAGGGGTGTTGCCACTCTCAAACGCGGCGGTAGAAGAGAGGTCTATCTCGATCCGATCATAAGGTGGGCCCCACTGTGGCTCCAAGAAGTAGTCGGTAGCGGCTATGGTAGTAGGGCTGGCGTCCTGAGCCTGAGTCTTAAGAGTGGTCAGAGCCACGAGGTAGCGGGGGAGCTCCAGGACATATCTAGGGGCTCGGTCTCGGGGTGGCCATCTGTAAAGACGAGTCTCAGTGACAGGGACGAAGGTGGTACGCAGGGCGTTCTCGATCTTCTGAGAGGCGGACTTGAGGTGTCGGAGGATCCGGGCGTTCTCCGAATCGCCGTTACTGGACGATCCGGATTTCACCATTTCTAGTGTGGCGTAATATCGTGGCATCTACTCATCCTTGCTTTCTAGGACGGTCAATACCGATTAGGTTTTAACCGTTGAACTGATAGTCCCCCATGGGACACCGGAGGCTTCCGCGGCCGTTGTCCATGAGTATCTCGCCATCGTTGGGACAGGCTACCGGGCGCTCACTACGTTCCCGAGCCTGAAAGTCCCTGTTCTCTGCGATAATATTGTGAAACTGCTCCCAGGACATTTAATCGTCGTCCGCCTCTTCGTCTATTTGCTCCGGAGTCTTTTTCTCATCCTCGTCTTTGAGTTGGTTGATAATGTGAGACGCGGACATGCTGAACAGGAGCATGGAGTATTTGCGTGGCTTGACGCCTCTTTCCTTTGCCTCGTGCGTGACAGGCACCTCACGATTGAGCACCTTGTGTAACCAGTCGTAGGTCTTATCCTTCAAGACTATGGTTGCGTCACCGTTCACTCGGTCGAGCTGGTTCCATAGCTGGTGGACCCTCATGGGATCGTTGTGACTCTGGACGCTCTCCGGGATCCTGAACATCACCAGTTGCAGAACATCCTTGGTAGTAGCCGCGACCATTTCGTACTCAGGTTTATCGTCGGACCCGCCAATGCGAACGGGCTCCCCGTCGTCGTCTGTTTTCACTATTCTGAAAGGTTTACCGTCCACGTACGTGATGGGTTCGTTTGTTAGAGTCTTAGCCATGGTTGCCTCCTAAGGGGCGGCGTTGCCACTATAGTTGGATACCGGGCAGGAGGGATCCCCGCACGAGTGTCCTTTCACAGAATTTACCCGAGAGGTTCTAGACGCCGCCAGCAAATCCCCGCCGAACCGTTCGATTTCCGACACCAAGTTGGCCGCTTGGGTAGCATCGGCCGCGACTTTTCTAAGGTGGGACTGAACTTCCGCGTGATATGTCTCAGCCATAGACTTAATCCTCCAGGATCTTTACTCGCTCTGTTAATTCTTGGATACCTTTGACGATCATACCGGTGAGTAGATCTGCTTTTACTGTCCAGGGATTACTGTGGGTGCTGCAATCCACGCCATTCAGACAATTGCGGCAGTAGGCTCCACCCTGAGTATTCACTGCCCAAGGCGCTACCCGGTACACGTCCTGGGCCATTAAGCCGACGTACTTACCGTCGTAGATGCCGCCAAAGGGAACGTGACTATCGTAGTCGAACGACTTCACCGGGATCATATTGAGCAAAACTGTCGCCTGTCCATCCCACAACTCAATATCTGACTTAACACGCACATCGGAGGTAACGTCAATAGAGGAGTTGCCAATGTAAAGAGTGGTAGAGGCAGCTCCCTGAGTGGCGTCGTCTATCTCGTTGTCTCCAGAGTCGGCTCCGATCCTTATTCCGGCGGCGGCTATCAGGCTATCATTGCCACCATCCAGCGTGAGAAGGGTCACGCCGCCCGTCTGTAGTATCAGGTCACCCGCACCCTGAGCGTTCAAGGTCAGGTTAGTGCCACTAGCCGTATTGACTTCAACGGCTTGCTGGAAAGAGAATGTGGCGCCGGACACAGCCATAATCAGTCTAGGGTTTGTCGACAAAGCGGCCCCCGCCGAGAAAGTTAAGCCGTCGCTCGAAGCGTTTTCCAGCCCTATAGTGAAGTTTTGCTCTCCCTCAATCAGAAACCTCAACTGAGGGTCGCCGCCCGAGGCTCCACCTGACCTAATAAGCAATTCCGCGTCAGATGCAACATTGGTATTGTCGTCATTCTCAACTATGAG